AGAACAAGCAAAGCACCCAAGCATTTTTGTAGCAGGGGCAAGACCTGCAATCATGTGGATATGTGCATTCGGATTAGCATGGGCATATGTACTAGCACCAATACTTAATTGGGGAGTGCAAATAAGTGGTTCAGAAATCATACTGCCAGAGATTGCAACTGAGGGCTTGATGACACTTACACTATCTATGCTAGGTTTAGGTGGTATGCGAAGTTTTGAGAAAATGAATGGATTGGCCAGAGAAAATATGAAAGCCACTCCCCCAAAAGAATAACATTACTTACTTACCCAATCGCATAAATACAATATAAGACTGGGATAAACATATGGCTGTAACAAACTACGAAATTATTAATATTGGCGCAACACCGAACGATGGTTCTGGTGATCCGTTAAGAGTTGCCTTTGATAAGATAAACAACAACTTTGCTAATCTATCATCGACTGCTGTTATATCGTCTAATACATATACAACAGGTAATGTAGCAAATCAAGTTATTTGGGAATACCCTGCAAACGCATTTACATTGGGTTCATTCTTTATTAAATCAAATGATCCAGGTACTATCGATCAACAAGATGTTAGACTAGATGCACAACTAAGTGCTAACTCAGCCAACATTAAGTTTTCAGCATACTCATCTACACAATGGGGTAACGTTCTTATACCAGGAAGCGGTTATGACATGGATGTCACTTCTGGTAATGTTAGAATCACAGTTGATCCTGATCTTGCAAACGTAGGCGGCTCACAAACATTATTTCACTTTATTAATTCTTCAGTCATGTTCCAAGGAGTAGCACCAGCTGGTCTACCACTCGCATTAGATGGTTATGTAGATTCAGAACTATCATCTGAAGCCAACGACACAATTACAACTGAAGAAACTCCATAATGAGAGCAACAGAATTTATTACAGAAGATAATGCTCCTGGTAAACTATCGAAGCGCCAACGTTATGGTTCAAGAGGAATGCATAAGTTCCAAGATGTAGACGGTAGAGATAGAGTCTACGAATTGAATCGTGTAATGATGGCTCTTGCTCAAGCAAACGGCAACGTTGGTGCAGATGACGGCATCGATTTAGATTCAGAAAGTTGGATCGGTACAAGTAACATGGCTGTGCCTTATACTGAACTAGAGTCTAATATGTTAAAGTCAGCATACAAAGCAGTAGGCTCTGAATGGGAAGACTTAAACGCAGGTGATATGAAGTCAGTTGAACTACCGACTGTTAATACAGAAAGTCCTGTAGAAGGCTTTAAAGGATATCCAAGATAATGGCAGCAATCAATGTACCAGTCAAAGGCTTAACAGGATTAATTACAATCTTTGCATATGCTGATGATGCAGTAACTACAATAGCAGATGTACTTGCTTCAATCGTTGCCGCAGATGGTATAACTGCAGGGTATTACTACAATCTAGCATTAGTAAGAGATACCAGTAAAGATAATTTGACAGCACCCACAGCAACACTTTCATCATTAAACTTTGTAGGCGCAACTGGTACAAATTCTTTTACCGCCGGCGCTATCGTTAGTGAAACATTTGATAACGGAACACAAACGACTATACCAGCAACAGATATCTTTCTTACTACCCCAGCATCTACTTCAAACGCTCCTGCTAGTACGTTACAGTTCAGACAAGAGTTAAGAGTATCAGAAGTAGCAGAACTTAATAGAAAAGGCGGAGCCGGTGGCAACGTCAGTCTACCTGCATACAATGCGTTAAACACTGCTGACCTTGACTTACTACCCGCTAAGTATGTTGGCAATACAGCAACTCCAACTGGTACAGTACCACTCGCAACTAGTCGTCCTTGGACATAATAAAAAATTCTACCAGCATAAATCTCACTAAATAATATCATACATTTCACACTAGGAGCGATGAATGGATATTCCGTATGATATTAACAACACCCTTGATCTTATTAAATTAAAGTTTTACAATGAGTGGCTATATACGTCACATATCTATGACGAAGGAGACAGCCCATTTCATAAAAACTTGACTACTCAAGTAGTTGAAACATATATTGATCCATTAGCATTGCCTAAAGATTCTAAGATACTAGACTTAGGTTGCGGTCCAGGTTACTTCTTAGATGAAATGAAAGAACGTGGTTTTAGTGATGTCTTAGGCGTTACTTTAAGTCCTGGTGATGTTGCAATATGCACAGAAAAAGGACATAAGACTGCGGGATATGATTTATCATTCTTACCGCAGAAAGACGGTTACCATGATGAAAGTGTAGACTTTATATTCTTACGTCATGCATTAGAACATTCACCTTATCCTATCTTTAGTTTAATGGAATACAATCGTATTCTAAAACAAGGCTCAAAGATTTATATCGAAGTACCTGCTCCAGACAATGATCGTAAACATGAATTTAACTTAAATCATTACAGTATATTTGGATCAACTCAACTTGCCGCGTTACTGCAACGTACAGGATTCTCTATCGATCATTTTAATAATTTAGAATTTGATTTAGAACAAGACAATCCAAATGATCCTACTGGCGAACCTATGAAAATGAGAGAACATTACTATTGTATTGTTGCAACAAAGGCTCAGGGGTTAGACATTAAATAATGTGGGGAAGTTAGGTAAAACTGATAACATATTTGTAGTCTACCCGTCATTCGCCGGGGGAAATCATTTAGCAAATCTCATTGGTTTATGTGAAAACGTAGAACCTACATGGTTAAACGGTAAAAAATTACTACAGAAATACAAAAAAAGAAATAGCAACGATGCCGGAATAAACACAGGCGGCATGATAGCCCATTATAATATGCCAAACAACACAGAAGCCAATGAAGAACGTTTGTTTAATTGGGCTGATCAATTTATAAAGCAAACGGCTGATGGTTATATTAATTTATTGCAAGGACATCATCATTCATATGGCAAAATAGGACATAGTTTTGTTCATTGGAATGATAAAATATTTGATGGAATAACTAATATTAAATGGCTGATGATTGAATACCCGACTGATATAAATTCGTTATGTTCACAGAGAATGCAGATAGAAAAAAGAAATATTGAACCTCTAGAAGATGAAAAAAAATTATATAAAAAATTAGATAAACCACATAATTGGGATTATTCACATTTTTCAAATCATCCGAATAAACTAACAACCTTAGATAAAATATATACTATGAATCCTGATACTAATGCTGTATCAATAAGTTCAGATGTATTCTTTAGTTATGAAGGAGTTAATTTAGTAAGAGATATGCTAAGAGATTATTTCAATTTAGAATTACCTGAGATAGCAGATGATATACACAATACATGGATAGACATGATAAAAAAGAGAATTGACTATTATAATAAACATGAAACATAAATTTATTTTTATAAGATATACCTTATCTTGGATTAGTCAACAGATGGCTATTCCATTTTGGGCAGTTGGACATTTACATCTTAGTCTCACAACAAATGTCTATAATGATATTCACATACTGATAGCATCATTGGGCATGAACGTTCTTGTCGCTATTGGTTTCTTATTAGATTACCAAGATTATAAAAAAGCCCACTAAACACTACTAAATAGTAGTATGAGCAGTCAAAACACATCTGGTGGCGAGTTAGTAAAAACACCTTATACTAAAACACATTACAAAAATCAAAAAGAGATTGATGACTTTGTTAAGTGCTGTGACCCTGATAATGGTTATTTGTACTTTATGGATAACTTCTTTTATATACAGCATCCAACTCAGGGTAGTATTCAATATCATCCATATGAGTACCAAGAACGTTTAATTAATACGTATCACAACTATAGATACTCTATCGCATTGATGCCTAGACAGTCAGGTAAGTCTACGTCAGCCGCAGGATATCTACTGTGGTATGCTATGTTTAGATCAGATGCTACAATTCTTATTGCGGCTCACAAATACACAGGCTCACAAGAGATTATGCAACGTATCAGATATGCATATGAAGCATGTCCTACGCATATTAAAGCAGGTGTGACTACATACAACAAAGGCTCACTAGACTTTGAGAACGGCTCTAGGATCGTCTCAGCAACGACTACAGAGAACACAGGTCGTGGTATGTCTATTACACTTCTATACTTAGATGAGTTTGCATTCGTAAGACCTACGATTGCGGAGCAGTTCTGGACTTCTATCACACCAACACTAGCAACTGGTGGTAAAGCGATCATCACATCTACTCCGAACTCTGACGAAGATCAGTTCGCATTGATTTGGAAAGGCGCGAACAAAAATATTAATGCACAAGGAGAAGAAACTGAACTAGGTGTAAACGGATTCAAACCTTTTAGATCATTTTGGAATGAGCAACCCGGACGTGATGACAAGTGGGCAGAAGAGATCAAAGCCCAATTAGGAGATGACAGATTTGCACGTGAGATTGGTTGTGAATTCTTAATTGCAGATGAAACTCTTATTAATCCTAATACATTAATTATGTTAGAACCATCAGATCCAGTAGACAGAATGGGTCAAGTGAGATGGTTTCAAAAACCCAAGAAAGGAATGGTCTATGTTTTAGGACTAGATCCGTCATTAGGTACTGGAGGAGATCCAGCCGCTATACAAGTCTTTGAAGCAAACACAACAACACAGATAGGTGAATGGAAAGACAACAAGACAGATATTCCTAGACAGATTAAGTTATTAGGAGAGATGATTCAATATATTGTAGAGACAACAGGTGAACCTAACAATGTCTATTACTCACTTGAAAACAACTCTATCGGAGAAGCCGCTCTTATATCTCTTAAAGAGTATGGTGAATCAAATATTCAAGGTATCTTCATAAGTGAAAGGGGTAAAAAACGTAGAGGATACAATACTACACAAAAAGTAAAACTAGCCGCTTGTGCTAAATTCAAAACACTAATGGAAAGCAAAAAAATGAATGTAAAAAGCAAAGCACTCATTAGTGAATTAAAAACATTCGTAGCATCTGGTGGTAGTTATGCCGCAAAGATAGGAGACAATGACGATTTAGTCATGTCAACACTGCTTGTGATACGTGTATTACAAGACATTACAGACTTCCATAGTGATTTAACTGAGCATATGCGTGACCATGATGAAATGGTTGCACCCTTGCCGTTCTTTGCTGTGATTAACTAAAAGAGATAAATAATAGTATGGCAATTGATCAGGAATCCTTTAATAAAAGACTCTACGATATCTTTAAGACTCGTGGGTATAAACCTTCACCTAAAGACGCAAAAAATGAAAGAACTAATCCAGAGTCAGCAGATGTCTTTGAATTTTCATTCATTAAAGATGGAGACAACTATGGTAAAGCATGGGCCACTATAGATAAAACTTCATCCTTGAATATTTACTATGATGACAATCAAGCAGGAAGTCCTCCTGGAAAAACAAAAGGTGTTGACTATGATGATTCATGGAGCGGATTGCTAAAACATTTAAAACAATGGGCATTATCTAAGCAATTAAACTTTGGACTGCATGACAGTGATCGTTTAGGTGATGATATGCGTCAACGGGATTACTACAAAATGAAAGAAAAAATGAACGAAGGTTATCATGCTGTCAATCAAAAGACATCATACAACGATAACATACCTAACGTTAAAGTCGTTATACAACATGATAGAGCAGTCCAAGAAGGAGAGCAACGTTGGAGAAACGTTCATAAAATCTTTGTAGAAAATACAGAAGGTGAAAGATTCGCTGTTCCTACAAGAATGCCTGGTCTTGCTAGAGTATATGGTAGACATGTAGCAGAAGGTGGTACACCTTATGATGACCGTGGTAAACATATTACTTCATTAGTAGAAGAATATACTAAGATGGCCGGCTTTGTTCGTGCTACTCGTAGAGGTGAATTCAATGAATCTACTCAAAAATTAATACATGAAGGTGTCCAACATCATAAAGCATTAAAAGAATCATTACAAAAGATGCAAAGTCATAGAGGATATAATCTTTACTTTGAATCATGGACTCCTGCATTAATGGAAGATGAAATGGATTCATCAAACATTGCAGAGATGTTCGCACAAGATACAATCGATCCAAGAATCGAAAGTGTTCTACCTATTTTAAACAGACTAAACGGAAACATCATTAATGAAATAGAAGAAGTTAATGAGTTAGATCAATGGGCTAAAGGCATAACAGAAATTACAGAAGAAGTGATAGAAGAAGAAAAAAGAGATACACATTGCTCAGCCAAATGTTGTGGAGCAGATGTAAAAGCAGAAGACTGTGGATGTTCACCAGATTGTGAACATTGTAACTGTAATGCAAAAATTGAAGAAGGCATCGTAGATAAGGCTATAACAGCAGCCGCAGGAAAGATTGCGTCTAATCCTGAAGTGCAAAAACAAATTAGTGGCATGGCAAGTAGTGCAGGTAAATCTGCAGGAGATGCCGCAGTTAGTCAAGTTAATAAAGCAATCCCAGGTGCTGTAAACACAGCAACAGATCAAGCAATCAGCAATCTTAAAGGGCCAGCAATTGCAACTGGAGCCGCTATTGCAGGTGGAGCAGGGCTAGCCGCATATGGCGGAACTAAATTAGCAAACAAACAAAATAAAGAAAAAACTAATGAAGGTGCATACAATAAGTTAGTCGTAGATGCTTTAGAAATGTCTAAAGAAGAATTTGCTAAAAAGCATCCGGCATTTGCAAATAGATACAACGATATCATTGACTCACATTCAGATGACGATTATACAGATAGAATGTCTAAACCAGAACAAGCAGAACTTGATTTAAATGAAGCATACATGAGATCATATGTTGCTGAAGAAGTGAATAAAATACAACTTACAAGAGAAGCCGAACTAATTATTGCAAAAATAGAAAATAAAACACGTGGCAAACCCGATGCTTTTAAAGCAGAACTCTACAAAGAAATGCAAGAAATGCAAGAAAAAATGAACTCTGCAACTGATGCCGGGGTAAAAGAAAATTTAAACTTTAAATTTAGATTACTTCAAAAAAGATCACAAGGCTTGACAGGAGATAAAGCCTCTAATGCCCTTGACGCCGCTACCAAAGATGCACAAAAGAAAGCCGATAATGTACCGCAGAAAAAATTAGATATGACTCAAAAGGTTGATATAGGTAAAGCAGGAGTAGGTATTATTGGTGCATTACTTGAAATAGGTGAGTCTTATCAAATCGATGAGTTTCAAAGAGGAGAGTTTGGTGGCGACAGAGATGATAGACCTAAGAAAGGTAAACTTGTAACTAAAGACGGACAAGAAGTTACTTTACCTTTAAGAACAGAAGACTTTAGAGGTGATGAAATGATTATCACTGGATATCAGGCACCCCATAAGTCTAGTTCAACAGGCAGAATCTATACTGATGACGGTATGAGTTATTTCCCTAGTGTTGCTAATTTAAAAATTATTGACCATGACTTTAGTGATGACGTAGACGAAGCACTAACAGGTAATCTAGCAGGTAATTTTGCTGGCGCGGCAGGCGCAACTGCATTAGGCGGAGCATTAGGCGGACCAGTAGGTGCGGCTATAGGTGGCACAGCGGGTAAAATCGGCGGAGCATTAATAGGTGGAGTCGCAGGCGATAAAGCACAAGACGCCATCGATGACTTGGGCAAAGTTGACGAAGAACGTATGAGTTCTGAAGATGATGACTTAAGAGACGAAGAATCAGGTAAGAACCACGATCCCAAAACAGGTAAGAGAACTAAACCTCATCCGTTTGATCCTGAAGAGGATATAGACGAAACTAAATCAGGTGGAATGACATTTGCCGGAGACTATAAAACAGGCAAAGCGGGTCAATGGAGAAACACAGGGCCAACTAAAGGAAGACCTGCTAAAGTAGGTGACTTAGTTGGAGCAGAAGGCGAGTCTGATATTGATTATCGACATGGTGATGCAGTTATAATTGATGGTGCTTGGCATGAACTAAGTTTAGACAAAGACGGAACTTTATATGCTACTGACGAAGATGGTGGAGAACATGAATTTGTTAAAGGTTCAGAAAGTGATCACGGACATCCTAAAGATGCAAAAGATCATAGACCAGATAATGTCTCTGAATCAGCATTAAACGATATATTACGTTTAAGTGGTCGCACTGAATATACAGGTAAAAGCACTGGCAAAGGTGCTGGCACAGAATATAAAGGCTATGGCAGATAAGAAAAAGAAACAATCGAAAGTTTATATGATTCCAGAAAGTGAAACTAGAAACTCTCACACTTATCATTACACTGCTATTAAAACAAAAAACTTGACTGTTAGTAATACTAAATTAAGATTTAAGAAGTACAATCCAGTTAAAAGAATACATGAGTGGTTCATAGAAGCAAAACTACCCCCTCACACTAAGTAAGGTTTAGCCAATGAGATTTACAGAGTTTGTTATTGAAGCAGATGACTTAGTTAAGAAAAGAAATATTCCTCCCTTAGACATCAAATCCAGAGATGCTGTATCAGTAGATGATACATCAGATGCCTTATCTAATGTAGATACAAGTCAGATACAGGGCATGGATGATCGCATGGCACAACTTGCTCAAAACAAAGACTTAATCTATCAATACACTGACGATGAGATGACTGACCTTATTCCTGTCGATGATGAAGAAGATGAAGAAGGCGACGGTGAAGAAGAATCAGAGCCAAACACTCTACCACAAGAAATTAGAAAAGATTTAAGAACACACGGTGATGTTACTGCAAGATTTCATTCAGTAAAAAACTTACCTAGCTACATGGACGATGCTATTCGTATGATGGGTCAGAAAGTATTTTCATCTCTAACAGCAACTCCAATTGAAGACATTAACGTACTTGCTAATCTAGGAGATCAAGGACCAAACGAGCAACGAGAATTAAATGCTGTTGCTGGAATGGTTAATGCATACGGTGAAAGAAGAGGAGACTATGAAATGAAATTCGATAGAATCCTCCCCGGATATGAAGCAGACATTCGTGTCTATGAGTATAAGGATCAAATATTCTGCTTAGTAAAAGATTTTGCAGGCTCTTACGTTTATAGTTGGCCTGCAGAGAATAAAAAACTTAACTAATTATTCAACATCATTCAAAGGATTTTCTAAGATCGTTTGAATTCTTTCTTCTAACTCTTTTCTCATCTCACGTATGTCTTTATTAATCTCTTTGAAATTATTGTTCATCTCTTTTTCTATAGCATATACATCATTACGAACTTCTCGTTGAGTTGCCGCTGAACTAACTTCTACTGAACGTGCTAGTCTTGAGGCTTCTAAGATGTCTCCTGCTAAGTTATCTTTGATAATTTCTGTAAGTTCTGTTAATCTTGTAATTTCTTGTTGTATTGACTCAGGTTCAAGTGCTTCTAGTTTTGATTCTGCTTCTAACAATCTGTTATAGACTTCAAAACCTCCCCACATTCCACCGATCAATGTTCCTAATAATGGAATGATAATAAGTAACTTGCTACCACTCATTTTTATTCCTTCGTATTCTAATTGTGCCATTTTATTCTCCGTTATTGTTTACTACTAAATGCTTTGCCTGCTTCTGAAATACCAAATGATCCTAGTGTCACTACAACAAAAGAAGTATAGATATAGTCTGATATAACTAATTCTGTACCAGCTAATCCTGTCACTAAGTCTACAATACCGAAAGCAACCATCATAACAAACGATGCAAAGCCAATGATTGCTTTCTCATTGATTGTATTGTCGTCCATAAATAGGCCGCTAAAAGTAAATTTCTGTTTTGGTTTTACTTCTATAGCAACTTTTTTTAAATCTTTCGTTAAGGCTTCCATTTCTTTGATTTTGTCAGTAGCCTCATCTAATTTTAGAAGTAAGTCAGTGTACTTGTCTAAATCTAAGTTCTGAACGACACCATCGCCGCCCTCTATTTTGATGTTTTCTTCACTCATTATTATTCTCCTGGATGATCTTTTTGATGTTCTTTCATGTGTTCATCAAACTCTGTCTGAACTTTTGCTATTTCTTTTTGTAGGTATTCAATGTTTAAATCTTGTACAGCATCATCAGGTAACGCACCCAACTCACCTCTTGGCCATTTGATTCTAAACTCTGAATTAATCTCTACAGAA